AGTATGCGGATACCCAAGACTATAAGACCATGACCAAAAAGATCAATGGCGGCTTTATTGGCCTCGATGACCGGATCAAACACATCAACCATGCGCTGTCTGTCCTGACATAATTAGCCATGGCCAACGTCAATCAACAACTCGAAGTCCCATCAATCCCAAGCCTTGGCTTTGCGCCAGAGGGATATGAGCGCAGATACTTTGCCGAAAACAATGGCGCGCTGAACGGGTACTTTAGAAAACTGATCAGCACATTGGGCGCTTTGTTTGGTCCAAGGGGCGGCAAGTTTTTGAACACCCCCCATGGCGCTTTTCACGACTCGACTGACCAAGTGGCTGCAAGCACCACAGCCGCCACTGCTGTGACGTTTAACACGACAGACATCTCTAACGGAGTCACGCTGTCAAACAGCTCAAGGCTCAATGTCGCAGACTCTGGTGTCTTTAACATCCAGTTTTCGATTCAACTGAAAAACACCACCAACGACAGCCATGATGTGGACATCTGGTTTCGCAAGAATGGCACAAACGTAGACAACTCAAACAGCAGATTTCACCCTCCTGCAAGAAAAAGCACAGGTGATCCGAGCCACATGATTGCGGCTTTGAACTTCTTTATTGAACTGGATGCGGGCGACTATGTTGAAATCGTTTACAAGGTTGGCAATGTCGATGTGACCTTGGAGCATTTTGCTGCCAGTTCTACTCCGACACGGCCAGCAGTGCCATCAGTGATTGCCACTGTGTCTTTTGTCTCAAACTTACCGACAATATAGCCATCATGTACATACCCATCAAATTACCCCCAGGTGTTTATCGCAATGGCACAGAGTATCAAGCAGCAGGCCGGTGGCACGATGCCAGCCTAGTGCGCTGGTACGAGAACACACTGCGCCCAGTGCTAGGGTGGCGCACCAGGTCAGCATCAGCAGTGACGGGTTTATGCAGGGCCATCATCACTTGGCGCAACAATGCTGCCGAAAGATACATTGCCCTTGGCACGCATTCCAAACTGTTTGCGATGAACGCCTCGGGAACACTCAAAGACATCACGCCAACGAGTTTCAGTGTGGGCTATGCCAGCGCGCAAGTGAGTACAGGTTACGGCTACAACACCTATGGCAACTTTGCCTATGGTGTGGCACGGCCAGACACTGGCTCAATCATTCCCGCAACAACTTGGAGCCTAGACACTTGGGGTGAGTATTTGATTGCTTGCTCAAACCACGATGGCAAGATTTACGAGTGGCAGCTTGGCTTTACGACACCAACCCTTGCAGCTGTCATCACCAACGCACCAACCAGCAACAAGGCCATCATGGTGACTGCTGAGAGGTTTTTGTTTGCCCTTGGCGCGGGTGGCAATCCCAGAAAAGTGCAGTGGTGCGATCAAGAAAACAATACCCTATGGACACCAGCAGGCGACAACCTTGCAGGCGACTATGAGCTGACCACGCCTGGTTCACTTCTGGCCGGCAAGCGGGTCAAGGGTGTCAATCTATTGTTTACAGATGTGGATGTCCACACGGCAAATTATGTTGGCGCGCCATTTGTTTATGGCTTTGAGAAGGCCGGAAGCGGCTGCGGCCTGATCTCGGCCCAGTCTGTGGCGGCCATCGACACTGCTGCCATTTGGATGTCTAGCAGCGGTTTCTGGACTTATGACGGGTACGTCAAGCCACTGCCTTGCGATGTCTCTGACTACATTTTCACAAACATCAACTATGGTCAAAAGTCCAAGGTCTATGCTGTCCACAATAGCGAATTTGGCGAAATCTGGTGGTTTTATCCATCTAGCGCCAGCAACGAAAATGACAGCTACGTCACTTTCAACTACCGCGAAAACCACTGGGCCATAGGTTTACTTGACCGCACAGCAGGGGTCGATGCTGGAGTCTTTACATACCCGCTGATGGTCGATCCAGATGGCTTGGTGTACGAGCATGAGGTGGGCTACAACTATGACGGCTCAACCTTGTTTGCCGAGTCTGGCCCAGTCCAATTGGGCAATGGCGACAACATCATGTCTGTCAGGCAAGTAGTCCCAGATGAGCAGACATTAGGTGAGGCGGTGGTGTCGTTTAAGACTAGGCTTTACCCAACTGGCACACAATCCACATTTGGACCATTCACGGCAGCCAACCCAACTTCAGTGAGGTTTTCTGGCCGGCAGGTCAACATGGTGGTGACTGGTGCGGTATTGGCTGATTGGCGGGTGGGCATCTTCAGGCTCGATGCTGTCCCAGCCGGTAAGCGATGAGCGACCAAGAACAATTGGACAGGCTGCGCCACCATGTGGAGGCTGCCTTAGAATACAGTGGTGGAACGCATGATTTTGAAGATGTTGTGCAGATGGTCGAGGGTCACAGATTACAGCTGTGGCCGGCCAAGGATTCGGTGGTTTTGACAGAGATCATCGATTACCCGCGGCTCAAGAATTTGCACTACTTCTTGGCTGGTGGTGATCTGGATGAACTCTCAAGGATGAGGCCGTTGATTGAATCTTGGGGTAAGTCAGTTGGCTGCACCAGAGTGACCTTGGCAGGCCGAAGAGGCTGGGCAAAGACATTTTTGAAAGACGAAGGGTACAGTCCACAATGGTCTGTAATGGCAAAGGAACTTTAGGGGATAAATATGGCATCAACAGCACTCGATTGGGCATTGGCCAATGGCATGAGCCAGGCTGAATTTGACAAAAGAATTTTCAACACTGTTCGAGACGCAAAAGCTGCTGGAACCAGCAATGCACTTCTGCGCATTGAGATGGACCGACTTGGCATTAGTGCAGAAGATGTGGCACGGGCCACTGGTGTTTCGACTCAAAGTGTTGTCGATGCATACAATGTTGCAGTCCCAACGACTGAGGCTGAACTGATTGCCAATGCTGCGGCTGATGCAGAGCTTGCAGCTCGCGCTGCGCGAGACACAACTGCAACTAATTTTTTCAAAAGCTCAAGAGCTTTAGATGCTGCAACATCAGCCGGTCTTTTGACTGCGGCCCAGAAGGTAACTGCTGATGCAGCCCAGGCTGAATTGACTCGCAAACAAAACGAAGCAGCTGCACTTTTAGCACAAAACAATGCGGCATATGCCGAACAGCAGCGCTTGAATAATTTGGCATATGCCGAACAGCAGCGTTTGAATGAGATTAAAAATCAAGAGCAGATTGCTACTAACCAAAAGGCTTATGAGGCTTACTTGGCCAATCAAGCCAAGTTGGCAGCAGAGCAAGCTGCCAAAACTACTGGAACAGTAACTGGCACTGGAGTGACTGGCACTGGAGTGACTGGCACTGGAGTGACTGGCACTGGAGTGACTGGCACTGGCCTACTCGGCACAACTGGTGCGACCAGTGTGACTGGCACAACACCATTTGCAAATGCCACCCAAGGCTTTGAGCAGAACTTTAGAAATTACACATCAATCCCAATTGGCGCTCAGTACAACCCCAATGTGGTCGGTGGTACTGGCTCACCTTACTCTCAGGTCATGGGCCAGATGCGACCAGTTGGCAATCCATACGCAAATGTGGTGGCAGGCCAAGCAATGGGTGGCTATAACCCTGCTTTATATGATCAGATTGCAGCTGTCAATGCGGCCAATACAGCAACAGCGGCAGCAGCGGCAGCGGCAGACCCTGGGCAAATCTCTGATGGCTTGGCTGGTGGCGGCATGGTTCATGGTGGCCTGATGTTCGGCATGAATCCCCCTGGTCCAGATGATGGAGCTGTCAACCTTGACATTGGCGAATATGTGATCAAGAAGTCTTCAGTCAACAAGTATGGCCGTGGACTTCTGGACATGATCAATGAAGGCAAAGTGCCTGCCAAGAAAATGAAATCTTTACTCGGATAAGGTGGCAATATGTCAAAAGGTGGAACAACAACCTCAACAAGCTCGATTGATCCTCAAATCAAAGAAGCATTCTTGGCCAACTTTCAGCAGGCCCAAGGGGTCGCTGGCGCTTTGCCGACTCAGCAGTTTGCTGGCTACAACCCAATGTACCAGGCAGGCGAGGAAGCTCTAGTCAACACCGGCCTTGCTGGCCCAGGCATCAGTGGCACAGACTTGGCCGCCCAGATGGCCGCTTATGGCGGTGTTTATCAGCCTAATCAGATCACAGCGCAGCAGACCAATTTGAGCATGGGCCAAGGTCCAGGCTCTATTGGTTCTTACATGAACCCATATACATCAGCTGTGCGCACCAACGCATTAGCTGACTTGGAATCTGCAAGACGATCTGCTATCCAGCAAACTGGTGAACGTGCAACTGCTGCCCGTGCATTTGGTGGATCACGCCAAGGTGTGGCCGAGGCTCTGACTAACCAAGGGTTTGCCAAGCAGGCAGCCACACTTGGCACAACTTTAAACGAGCAAGCATTTAACCAGGCAATGGCCATGCAGCAGGCAGACATTGGCCGCAGATCAGCAGCCGACATTGCCAATCAGCAAGCAGGCTTGCAAGGTGCGCAATTAAGGCTAGGCGGTGCAAGCCAGCTAGGTAATTTGGCT